CACTTCTGCCAGAAAAAAGTCAAATTATTATGTCACCTGGTCCACTAATACAAAAATTAAAAACACTTTTAAAAGATTATACAACCGATGATTACTTATTATTGTCAGGAGATCCTGCAATTATTGGAGTAGTGTGTTCAGTTGTGTCTGATGTAACAAATGGTAAATACAAATTACTAAAATGGGATCGACAAGAAAAAACTTATTATCCAATCGAGATAGATATTTTTCAAAAATAAAACTTGACAAATCAAGTTTGAGTCCTTATAATTACTGCCATGAAAGTCAAAAAGAAAAAAACCAAAGGAGTAATATATTATGATAATAGACTTGCGTAAAGATGCACCCGATCAATCTACAAGCATTGACCCGGATAAACTTTCAACAGAAGTTGAAAAGTTAAGATCAATCCAACAACAAATTAAAAACTTAGAAGACCAAGTTAAAGATTTAAAAGAAGATGAAAAATACTTTAGCTGTATGGTTATTCCAAAATTAATGGATGACATGAACTTATCTAGTTTGAAATTAAGAGATGGTTCAGAATTATCTGTCAAAAAAATTTATAGTGCCTCAGTAAAAGCTGACAAAAAAGCAGAGGCGATTACATGGCTTCGTGACCAAGGTCTAGGTGATATAGTAAAAAATAATGTTATTGTATCATTTGGCCAAGGCGAAGATAACAAGGCTGTCGATTACGTTAGCCTTGCGAGGTCTAGTGGGTTTGAACCTATCCAAGAGGAGAAAGTTCACCCACAGACACTCAAAGTAGTTATGAAGGAATGGAAAGACAAAGGTCGTGAAGTTCCTGAAGAACTATTTAATACGTTTGATGGAAGTCAAACGCATTTTAAAAATAAAAAATAAATAATAAATAATAGGAGTCTACAATGGCAAATACAAATGCTATGACAAAAAAGAACAGTGCGGGTGCACTGGCTACTATCAACCTAAGAAGTGATTCTGGTAGAGGTAGCGAAGAAATAAAATCGGATGATATGTCAACACCGATTTTAAAAATCCTACACCAACTATCACCTGAGTGTAACAAGAGTAATGCAAAGTACGTAGAAGGTTCTCAACCTGGTATGATCTATGCAAAAGGTCTTGGTACATTAATAGATGGTCAACAAGGTGTGGATATTATTGTTGCACACGTGCAAACAAGATATCCAGAATGGCAGGAAATGGGAGACACCGCAGCTCCACCTGTTGCAACACATTTATCAATACCTGATGATGCTGTTGAAGAAAGGAACGGTAAGTATAGATTATCAAATGGTAATTACTTAGAAAAAACTGCATACTTTTATGTAATTGTTTTAGGCGAAGAACCTAGACCTGCAGTGATTACTATGAGATCATCTAACTTAACACCTGCAAGAGAATTAAATCAGTTGATTAAAAATCTTAGATTTAAGGATGACAAAGGTGTTTACAATCCAGCAGCATATGCAGCAGTTTATAATTTAAAAACTGTTGGTAAAACTGCAGGAAGTAAAAGCTGGCATGTCTATAAACCAACCATGGCGAGAGCTTTGGATGTATCTAAGAAAGAGGATGCTGACTTATACTTAATGGCACAAGAGTTTCAAAAATCTGTGTCTAAAGGTGCTGCGAAACCTGAGTATGAGAAAAGCGAAAAATCTAAGACTGCAGATATTGTCTAATTCACTAAGTGAATACTTCGAAGAGAAGGCGGAACCGGGAGACTGGAGCCGCCTTCTTAAAATAATTAAAGGGAAATATGAATGCAGGAATTACAAAAAGAATTTAAAGACCATTTTACTGGTCTAACTCGTAACTTTGGTTTTTGTAATATTAGTAATGGTTACAAAGATCCAGATACAGGAAAAATAAAATTTAAAAATGGTGACTATGGTTGGTCTGGTAAACCAGTTACTGATTTAGATTATCAACAACATTTAGATGGAATTAAATCAATAGGTATACAACCTTGTAATGATGATGGTTTAGCAAGATTTGGTGCAATAGATATTGATCCAAAGATATATAAAAATTTAGATGTAAAAAAATATTTAGATATTATTCAAGAAAAAGAATTACCATTAATTCCAATTAGATCAAAAAGTGGTGGACTACATTTATATGTATTTACAAAAGAATTTGTAAAAGCAAAAATTATAAAAGATTTTTTACAAGAAGTATTATTTTTATTTAAACTACCAATCAATACAGAAATATTTCCTAAACAAACAAAATTAGGTGATGATACAGATGGTAATAAATTAAATGGTAACTTTATAAATTTACCTTACAATGGTGATGAAAGACGTGCAATAGATCCTTCAGGAAAAGAAATACCGTTTGGTGTATTTTTAAATTGCATTGAATTAAATAAACAAACTCCGGAACAATTAAAAAATATATCTGACAATATAATTAAAAAAGAATTAACAGGTGGTGCAGAAGAATTTAAAGATGGTCCACCTTGTTTAGAAATTTTATCAAAAAATAAAATGAAAGATGGTCGAGATAGATTTTTATATAATTATATGGTGATGGCTAAGAAAAAGTTTTCTGACGATTGGAAAAATAAAGTAATAGAAGCAGGTAGAAATTATTTTGAATTTAATGCGACATGGACAGATGATCATATTAAAATGAAGATAAAACAATGGGATAAAGAAACTAAAGGTCATACTTGTAGTGATGAATTACTTGCACCCGTTTGTGTTAAATCAGAATGTGTGAAAAGAAAATTTGGAATTATATCTGATAAAAAAGTTAATTGGCCTTTAATGAATCATTTAATTAAAGTCGATTTTAAACCAGATCCTGAATATTATTTTACCGTAGAAAATAAAAAAGGTGAATCTGTTCCTGTACATGCAAAAGATGTAAATAAAATAAAAGATCAAAAAGAATTAAGAGGACTAATTATGGCACAAGCAGATGTATTTCCTCCACCAATTAAAGCAATGGAATTTTATGATATGATAAATGGATTGTTAGATGGCGTAACTACAGTGCAACCGGCTCCAGGGACCACTCCAATGGAGATACTAAAAAAACTATTACAGGAACATATAAACGGGCCTCAGGCTACAACGTTCAATTCTTTTCAAAGTGGTAATGTATTAAAAGATAATGAATATGCATGGTTTGTGTATGATGATTTTTATAATTTTTTAAAAGAAAATGAATGGAAAAAAGATCCATCAAGAACTTCTTACATGATTACAAAAATGTTTGAAAAACAAAAAGAACATTTGCCTAGACCAGAGTTTGGTAAAAAGAAAAGATTTCCTGGTATTAATAAAAAAACACAAGAACCATATCCAGGTGTAAACGGATGTGCAAAAATACCATTATATTTTTTTGAAGAAGAAGTATTAGTAGAAGAAATTATGAAAGTAGAAAGTACAAAGGATATTGTATAATGATTTATAAATATTTTGGTCCTCCAGGTACAGGTAAAACACATAAACTGATTAGTAGAGCTAAAGCATATATAAGAATAGGAACTCCACTAGATAGTATTGCATACTTTGCATTTACTAAAAAAGCAGCAAAAGTTGCTAGAGATAGAATGCCGGTCGATAATGATAAGTTATATTATTTTAGAACCATACATTCATTTGCTTTTGATCAATTAAATTTAAACACTAAGAAAGTAATGCAACCATCAGACTATGAAAAGATAGGTAAGCAGTTAAACGTTAGAGTTAAATACTATGACAAATATAATAAAGAAGAAATATTTTATTTAAATAATGATAGTCCATATTTTCAAATGATTGGTAGAGCAATGAATAGAGATATTACTATCAGAGAAGAATATGATAGAAATGAGCACAATAGAAAAGAAATAAAAAAATTTTCAATATTAAAAAATATTGATGACAATTTAAAAGAATACAAAAGAGTAAAAGAAAAATTAGATTTTAATGACATGATAAATCAATTAATAGACAAAGAAGACTTACCAAGATTTAAAGTTATATTTATAGATGAAGCACAAGATTTATCTCCATTACAATGGAAGTTATTTGACAAATTAAAAGAATATGCAGATGATATTTATCTAGCAGGTGATGATGACCAAGCTATATTTGCCTGGGCAGGCGCAGATGTAAATAGATTTATAAATGAACCTGCAAAAGAAACAGTGTTAAAATATTCTAAAAGAATATCTAGAGCGGTGCAAGAACAATCTATGGTACCTTTAACAAATATAATAGGACAAAGAAAACTTAAACAATATTATCCAAGAGATTATGAAGGTTTAAGTGAAAGAATAAATAATTTAGATCAAGTGGATTTAACTCAAGGTAAATGGTTAATACAAACAAGAACTATTTCTAGATTAAATAGAATGACAAAAGAATTAAGAAAAAGAAATTTATATTATGAAACTAATAAAGGTAAAAGTTTTAAAGTTAGAATATATAATGCATCTGTAAATTATAATTCATGGTGTAGAGGAATTGAATTAGAAGAAAAAGAAATAAAAGACATTGTTGAATTTACAGGTTTACAACAAGAACAATGGGATAAAAATATAAATTGGTTCGATGCATTTAAAGAAACAGATTATAAAGAAAGAGAATACATAAAACATTTATTAGATAATGGTGAAAATTTAGATGAAGATGCACGTATTCAGGTATCCACTATTCATGCAGCTAAAGGTGGTGAAGAAGATAATATAATTCTTTGTTTGGATATGGGAGATAAAATTAAAAAAGCAATTAAGAAGAGTCAAGATAAACACGATGAAGAACATAGAGTTTGGTATGTTGGATCAACACGTACAAGAAATAATTTATATAAATTGAAAGCAAGACTAAAAAGAAATGAATACAAACATTTATAAGAATTTATATACAAATGTATGTAAACCGATTGGGAGCGAGATGCCCTTTACTGGTGATTGGCAGCATCAGGTTCTAACGGACGAAGTTGGTTCGATTCTCTCGGACTCCCTATCATTGGATATAAAATCGTTAAACCAACAACTGCCAACATAAATACAGGAGAAAAATATGACACATAAAGATGACATGGAAAAATTATTTCCACAAGATAAACAGATAGGCGGGAATCACTATAAAGATTTTCACATTCAACCCTATGAATTCATTTCTAAAAATGACCTTTCTTTTTTTCAAGGAAATGTTATTAAATATGTATGTCGTTACATGAATAAAAATGGCATACAAGATTTAGAAAAAATAATTCATTATTGTGAATTAGAAATTAAAAAGATGAAAGACATAAAAAGGAAAAAATAATGTTAATGCCAACTACAGAATGGGTAGCACCTACAGAGTTTCCTGATTTAAGAAAAGCAGAAGAAATAGCAATTGACTTAGAAACACGTGATCCAGATTTAAAAACAAAAGGTTCAGGTTCTATTGTTGGTAATGGTGAAGTTGTAGGTATTGCTGTTGCTGTAGATGGATATAAAAATTATTTTCCAATAGCACATGGTACAGGTCCAAATATGGATCGAGGTAAAGTATTAAGATGGTTTAAAGATATTTGTGAATCACCTGCTACAAAAATATTTCATAATGCGATGTATGATGTATGTTGGATACGTAATTTAGGTATTAAAATCAATGGTTTAATTGTTGATACTATGGTTGCAGCATCATTGATTGATGAGAATAGATTTTCATTTACATTAAATTCTCTATCTTGGGTATATTTAAATAAAGGTAAGAATGAAAAATTACTTACTGATGCAGCAAAAGAACGTGGACTAGATCCTAAAGCAGATATGTGGAAAATGCCTGCAAGTGAAGTAGGTGCATATGCAGAAGAAGATGCTGCATTAACTTTAGAACTTTGGCAGTTATTTAAAAATATAATTATAGAAGAAGATTTACAAAATGTATTTAATTTAGAGACTGATCTTTTTCCTTGTCTAGTTGATATGCGTCACCTAGGGGTGCGGGTAGATATCGAAAAAGCAAATCAATTAAAAACAGCACTGGCAGTAAAAGAACAAAACCTCCTGCAACAAATAAAAATAGAATCAGGAGTAGATACTCAAATATGGGCTGCAAGATCAATTGAAAAAGTTTTTCAAAAATTAAATTTACCTTATGAAGTAACTGAGAAAACTGGTGCGCCATCATTTACTAAAAATTTTATTTCTAAACATAATCATCCTGTAGTTCGTATGATAGCAGAAGCTAGAAAAATAAACAAGGTCAGTACAACATTTATTGATACTATTTTAAAACATGAACACAATGGTAGAATTCATGCAGATATAAATCAAATACGATCTGATGATGGTGGTACAGTTACCGGAAGATTTAGTTATTCAAATCCAAACTTACAGCAAATTCCTGCCAGGGATCCGGATACAGGGCCATTAATAAGAAGTTTATTTATACCTGAAGAAGGTTGTAAATGGGGTACCTTTGATTATTCACAACAAGAACCGAGACTGGTTGCACATTATGCATTAAGATTTGGTTATGATACAGCTCAAATAATTGCTGATTCTTATGAAAATGACCCATCAACAGATTTTCATCAAATTGTTGCAGACATGGCAAACATTGAAAGAAAAGAAGCTAAAACAATTAACTTAGGTTTATTTTATGGAATGGGAAAAGCTAAGTTACAAAATGAATTAGGTGTATCAAAAGAAAAAGCAGATGAATTATTTAATCAATATCATGGTCAAGTACCTTTTGTTAAAGAATTAATGACGGGTGTAATGGAAGCTGCACAAGATAGAGGTAAAATAAAAACATTATTAGGTAGACGTTGTAGATTTCCTAAGTATGAACCCATACTTAGAGGAAGTGATTTTGGTACTTTTGTTCCTGCACAAGATCACAATACAATATTAGAATTACAAAAAATGGGACCACATGAATTAGATGATGATGGCAATGTTATTAAAGATGTAGATGGTAAACCAAAGAAAAATTATTGGCATAAAAATGCTGTACGTAGAGCATTTACTTACAAAGCTTTAAATAAACTCATTCAAGGTAGTGCTGCAGATATGACTAAAAAAGCTATGGTAGATTTATATAAAGAAGGTTTAATAGGACATATACAAATACATGATGAATTAGATTTTTCTATTGAATCAGAATCACAAGCTGATAAAATAAAACAAATAATGGAACAGGCAGTAGATCTAAAAGTTCCTAATAAAGTTGATT